ATGTGGGCATACACGCCAGAGAAACCGTCTGCATAGGTGCCGCGATTACCACGGAAACCAGTGCCCATTACTTGGCCAAAGCGTTGAGAATCGGTGGCAGCGCAACCAGTAAACTTACCAGAAGTGGTGGAAGGCTTGATACCAAGGCCAGGAGTAAGAGTGCCGTCGATAGCACCAGGAGCGAGGAAGAGTTCGCCGCGAGTAAGAATCGGGACGGCCTGACCTTTTAGAAGGGCGGAATTTTCGTCGGCCTTCTGAGCGTAGCGGCTGAGATATTGGCCGTTTTCATCATATAGCGCAGTCTCAAGAAGAGTAACGCCGAGAGGAAGAGTGCCAGAAGCAGCGGGAGCTACTTTACGAGTCGTAGAAGGACGTTGATTCCAGCCAACAGCATTATAGTTCGTCTTACCAAGATAACTATCAGTAGAGAAGCTAACTGGATCAAGAGAAAGATTGGCGCTGGAGATTGCAACTAGAACGCCTTCGTCACCAAAACCAGTGCCAGAAAGGTTGTTGTTGACATAAACGTCGTCGAGGGCAAAACCATTGACAACATCATAGGGATTAATTACACGGTAGGGTAGAAGGCGTTTGGCCATATTATTTTTTTAGTTAAAATTAGAGGGTGACAGTGATATTTTTCTTATCGAAGGCGGCGGCGAATTTTTCTTTCAGCGTTTGTGTGGTGCTGGTGTTTTCGCTGCCATTAGGAAGGGGATTTTGATCGGAGGCTTTGGCCTGAACTTGTTCTAGAAGTTTTTCGGCGAGTTCCTTGTCAGAAAGCTTGTTTTTGCTGGAAGCTTTGGCGAGTTCAGTAAGTTTGGCGGCAACGGCAATATCAAGAGCGGCCTTGGCTTCTTTTTCGGCGCAGGCTTTCTTGGTTTTGCACTTAGAATCCATAAGCTTGCCCATTTTCTTTTTGAATGCGGCGAAAGATTCGGCGGAAGCGTCGAGATTTTTGATTTCACCAGCAAGAGCGGCGCGATCTTCGTCATCAAGTTCAAATTCGTTGTTAAATTCGTCCATGCGGGCGGAAAAGAGTTCGGCGGCTTCTTTTTCAGTGGCTTGGGCCTGAATTTTTTCGAGAGCGGCTTTGGTATCGGCAAGTTCCTTGGCTTGAGCGGCAACAGAGAGCTTAAGTTCGGCGGCTTCTTTTTCGGCAGAAGCTTTTGCAGCATTGGCTTCGGATACTTTAGCAGAGTGTTCTTTGCTGAACTCCTGAATTTGATCAGCGAATTGCTTGCTTAGACTTGCAACGGCTTCTTCCTTAACTTGATTGGCTAGGAGAGTTGCTTTTAGTTCTTCGAAAAATTTAGGGTCCATAGGTTGATTGATATTTGTTACACTTTGTTTTTTATTTTTATCTGAATTATTTTCGGCGAATAAAGAAATTGTTGTATTTTTGCTTATTTGTTGCGTGGAATTAGTGATTGCACCTTGGGGCATAGTGCCAGCAGGGATTGGAGTTAAGGCCACTGCGAGGGGCAAATGATTCTTATTAATAACGCGATAAATATTTTGGCCGTCCTTGGTTTTACCATTTCCACCGTATATTCTCAGAAACTTTTGCAGTTCCTTAACCTGAGTTTGATTACGGACGATTTCAGCCTCGTAGAAGTTATTACTTCCCAAAGCTATATCAAAACTTGGAAAACCAAGCTCCATGCTGAGTGAGATTTTCTTGTAAAACTTGCTTTCTGGATCGGAAGAATCTTCTAGATTAGACGCCAAATCTCTATCAGCCAATCTATAAACGACCCCGCCGACACTAACATTGAATGGCTGTTTAGAAGCAATAGCATCTTGCGCCGAAATTAAAATAGAATCATTCTCTGAGCTAAGACCCGCAGTAATTAAATGCCCAACGATTTTTGACCTGTCATGCCCATCATTAACCATCTTACTTTTCCAGAGGCCAAGAGTTTCTACTCCCGCTTCTGGTTCAATCATATCGTCATTTTTATTTGCAATACCAATGGCACACGCATTCGCCGCAAAAGCCAACAGATCAATATTCTGCGCGGTATTCGCCTCCCAATTCGGAATTAAAGGCCGAAGCCCCTCTAGACTCGCCTGAGAATAAAATGGACTTTCCGAAAATAATCCCCCATAGGAAACATGAGACTCGAAAACAGAAGAGTAGGGAAATTTTTTATCCATGAGTAGTGAACAAAAAAAGATTACACTTTTGAGAAAGAACTTGGCGGCAGAACCGTAAAGTATTAAAAATGACATACCCAAAAATATACGGTAACTGGACAGTTCTATCTGCGGACGATTCTAATCCAAAAAATTTCATTTGCCAATGCGCCTGTGGAAAGATTAAATCTGTCAACAAATACAGCATAATTTCTGGAGATTCAAAAAGTTGTCGCTGCATCAGCAATCGGAAATATGAAGAAAAGGCCCACAATATGTCGGAATATAATATTTGGATATCAATGAGAGCGAGATGCACGCCCGATTCTCACGCTTCAATGAAAAGAATAGCATATGTCAAAAAGGGAATATCGGTATGTGCCGAGTGGTTAAATTCATTTGAAACTTTTTATAAAGATATGGGGCCGAGACCATCTCCCAATCATTCAATTGATAGAATTGATAATAATGGCAATTATGAACCCAGCAACTGTAGATGGGCCACTTCTTTAGAGCAGAATAGAAATAAAGACTCAAACCATATTCTTTCATTTATGGGTCATGATTTTCCCGTTTCCGTTTGGTCAGAAATAACTAAAATACATGAGGGTTGTTTAGCACAAAGAATTTGGAGAAAATGGCCCACCGAAAAAGCCCTAACGACACCAATGAGAGGGATCAAGGACGTAAATCCAATGGAAAATATAAAAAATTTCTTCGAGAAAAATAGTTCTTGACATCTTTCGCCACCTCTGGTAGATTGGTTGAATGAAACCCTACACCCTAACCACAAATCGCCAATCAAAATTCGTCACCGCCAAAAGTTGCTTGGAAGCGCTAATGGATGAAGCCATTCTTCTGAAACAGAGCGGCAAAAACAAATTCACAATCGAAGCGGCCAATCAAAACGGAAAACTTGGAATCTATGTGCGAGCTTAAAATTTACGGCGTTCAATTTTCAGGTCATGGCAGCGAATACCTACCAGAGAATCCAAAATTCGACAAAACCCTAGAACAGGCTCAAAAAGAAGCCCTCGAATGGGAGCTTCGGGCCGATACTATTGGCGGATGCTCTCAAGTGGTTACAAAAGAAGGAATAGATTGGGCCGCAGAAAGGGCGCGAAAATAATATAGATAACCCCCTAATCAACAAACTCGTCAAATGTTGCGACGGAACCGTTGCAAAAATTGTAGAAGTAACCGTGACGCCCAAATCTAACCAAACAGTTTTCCACGTCGAAACGCTGGATGGAGAAAATAGTGCTTGCTTGTTTATGAACCAGTGCGAGATTATAGATTAACATGACAACCCACCACGCATTCCCCTCAATTGACCAATTCAGTCACGTTCGCCGCAACGTGCAATGGAAATCTCAATATCGCGGTCAAGATGCAAACGACGAACCAATCATGGATCGTACAGCATCAATGCCGACTCTTTCTTATGAGGGAACGGTAAAAACACATGGTAGCAACGGAGCTATTTGCTTCGAAAGAAATGATGGATTTTATTGTCAATCTCGCGAAAGAATCATCGCTCCAGGAAATGATAATGCTGGATTCGCTGCTTGGGCATATTCTATTCCAAAAGATGATCTTCGAATTATTAAATCTAATTTCCCCGCCGATTGGTCTAAAGTAGCCGTCTATGGCGAATGGGCGGGCCAAGGAATTCAAAAGAACGTAGCAATTGCGACTCTGCCCAAGGCATTCTATATCTTTGCGGCCCGTCTTATTTCAGAAAGCGGCGAAACAGAAGAATGGCTGGATACAAGAAACTGGGTTATGCCAGCGGGCATTTATAATATCTATAACTTCCCAACATTCAAGATTGATATTGATTTTGAATCGCCCGAATATGCTATCGCCGAAATCAATAAGTGGGTATTGGAGGTAGAAGCAGAATGCCCTGTCGGAAAAGCTTTCGGCGTATCTGGAATTGGAGAAGGGCTGGTTTTTAGGTGCCTCACGAAGGGTTGGGAAAGCTCCCGTTACTGGTATAAATGCAAGGGAGAAAAACACAGTAATTCTAAAATCCGAAAACTCGCCACCGTCGATATTGAAAAATTCGAATCCAAACAAGCATTCATTTCCGCCGTCCTAGATGAAGGCCGACTAGAGCAAGGTTTCGGCTGGCTAAAAGAAAACAACAAGCCCCAAGACCAATCCAGCACGGGCGATTTCATTCGCTGGATATTCAACGACGTTATCAAAGAATGCTCGCTCGAAATGGAAAAATCGGAAATCAAAGAAAAAGACCTCGGCAAATTACTCGCGGGGCCAGCCAAGAAGTGGTATTTTAACCGACTAAACAATCTATGAACAAGCTATCTGCCCCTTACGCCCTCACAAAATACATCGTCGAATATGCCAACTCCTCTGGTTATGGCGATTACAAGTATGACGGCCCATTAAATACAGAAAAAGAAATTGACGAAGCGTTTTATGACATGCGCGAAAAAATCGGTTGCGATGCTCAACAAGATATAATGGAGGGAGATTTTGAAACAAATATAGAAATCCCATGGGAGCAGTCAAGTCGTTATTGCGAAGTAGAATCGGTAGCTGTTAAAGATTATTATGGCAACTTCCTTGGTTTCCCAAAATATTATGGCGGCGGCAAACATTTTGAGTTATCGGCTTGGTATGATAAATCTATCGAGCACGCGTACTATTTATCGTGCGAAGAAAAAGAAGTCTTGACCATTCAAAGAACATGGACTAGATTGTAAACATGATTAACTCCAAAAACATTTTGGCAGTCCTAGATATTGCCATTAAAAACAACAGCCCATCTACCCCATTGACGTTGGGATATTTATCTAATATCTTAAAGATGGCCGAAAAATTCGAACAACGAGACGCCGAACGAGAAGAACAACAACACAAGGATATCCTAGAAGAAATTTCTTACTTCGGCCAAAATTAATATGAAATACAGAATCAAGCAAATCAACGACGAATATTGTCCACAATTTAAGTTGTTTTTCTTTTGGCATTATTATTTAGAGAGTTGTGTCGGCTATTGTGGAGAAGCTAAGTCATTTTCATCTATTGATTCGGCGCGAGATTTTCTAGAAAAACAGTCCGTTATTGATAATCCCAAGATTAAAATCCACCCATACCCATGAATTTCCTCCGAAAATTATTCCGTTTGCCACCAAAAGAGCCGCCGAAACCCACTCGAATAGTTCAGTGCCACTATTGTCACAAAGACATAAAAACTGAAATCATGGAGGGAAACGTTGCTCATATGCTCTGTATTCTAGCCCGAGATACCATCGACAAAGTTAAGCGCGAAAAAGAAGAAGCCGACAGACATCAAATCGAACTATACAAAATCGCCCTAAAAGAATACGAACAGGAAAAAATGATAGAATCGGAAAAATTAATATGAAATACTCTCTCAAATACAAAAACAACACATACCATCTTTGCCGTGACGGAGAGGAGATTGGAGTTCCAAGTTATGCCGAAAAGGAATTCTGGATGAGAATCCAAGAGCTAGAAGAATGTCTCTCGCACATCTATCACTATACTAGTTGTACTACCCGCCAGATTGAATTGATTAATGAAGTTTTGCCACAAGAATAAATATGAACCGAGACTGCGCAGGCATGGGTTACTCCCACGAACAATTGCAAGCATTTACAATCCAAGATGAAATGCAAGAGCGAATCGACTTTTTAGAAAGTGAAGTTTCTCGACTACAAAAAGAACGTGATATGTGGAAAGCTAATCACGACAACCAGCGAAATCTAAAAGCCGCAATCATTAATAGGCTCGATTGCGGAGATAGGGCGCGAAAAGTTGTAGCATTATTTGATAGAATTCAAGAATTAGAAACGGCAATTAAAAATGTCATCGAAAACTCTCTTGTAGAACACGAAGGAAATTGGAACAAATGCCATTTCAATGTAGAAGAAAAAGCATTCAAACAACTAATCTCTCTCGCTTAATCATAAGTCTCCATTTGAATACGATGATCAATGGATAGACGTTTGGAAGCATAAACTAGAAGATTAATTATGAAATGCACTCATTATAGAGAAGAAACGGAATCCTATAACGATACCAGATGGGACGAATTTCTGGAAGAACATGTTATAGACTCTCGCTATAGACAAGTTCAGAAGTGTTATCTAGAAGATATAGATACACACCGAATGAAATGCCGACTCTGCGGAGAAATAGTATATTATTCAAATCTCGCGCAAAATTTCTTTGAAGGCAAAGACTGCTCTAAGGATACTCGTTCTAGGCTATTTCACTAGTCTGAGATTCAAACAAAATGGCCGCATCATAATCTGGCAATTCAAATTCCGCCGCCAAATCTACAACTTCGGGCCGAACATTTAAATCCAGCATCTTAGAATTGTCATTCACGCAAGCGGTTGCCAGTTCGTGCCAGTTATTTTTTTCTGCCGCGCAAACCACTGATTGCATTAGCTGCTGAGAAATCTGTTCCTGCTGTTCCGAGAGAGATTCAAGATTATGAAGGGATTTTATCTCGCCGCGAATATGAGATAACAATTCTTCGGTGGCATAGATGGTTTCTTGAATAGTGGAAAGGCTGGCTTTGCTGCCAGGGGGTCTTCCCGCCGCCTTCATTGGCTTTGATTTCTTTTTTGCGCCACCAGATTTTGTTGGTGCGGCTGGAGCAGGAGCATTATCGACCTGATACTTAACATTGGGGTCTAATGGTGGGGCGGGAGGAGGCATTACTAATGTAGGTGCCAGAGGATTCCACATGCCTTTTTTGCGCTCTGAAACGTATTGCTGTTGAGCGGGCATAAATTCATCGCTCTCGGGATTGGTGAATTCTCCAGTGCGAATTGCGTCCAAAGTTTGGGCGGGTGTTAGAATTCCTAGCTCCATCATGCGCGTAATAACTCTCCACGTTTGAGTTTGATCGTCGGCACTGATTGTTTTAAATTTCGCCGTAGGAAATTTCCGCATTCCAAGAGATTTAGCGATACGCTGTACTTCTGGTTGAAGCAAATCATTTAAGAAAGCATTTCGCGCCACATTAAGTTTTTCGAGGAATATCTTGACCTTGGTTTGTGTGTTGCCATACTTTTCCTCGCCCACTAGGACATTTTGGAGTCCTTCTTGGATATCTTGGTTGAGGATTTCGTATTTTTCGGGGCCGAGAACTTTCTTAAGGTCGGGGATGATGAATTCGGCTTTTGTAGTCCAGTCGGAAACCAATACACGGCCAACACTTTCGTTCTTGAAGAGATTTTGCATGGCCGTTAGGTTTGCAGGGTTAATTCCGCCGTCTTCTGGTTTCGCGCCCATCGTGATAAGAAGAATGGCGTTTTCTACCGTGCGTAGAATGGCTTGGTCCATTTTCTTGAGTTCAAGCTTGGCGTTGATGTCGTCTAGAACTGGATAACCAAAGGGAACAGCAAATGGTTCGTAATCCTGGCGATTCAAAAAGCTAGTCACTAACATTTTGGGGTCAAGTTTAACTCGAATACCGTCACTCACCCACGCTTTCTTTTTAATCGCCTCTTGCGCCTCTAAAGGAAGATTGGCGAGAACTTGCTTGTCTTCTTCCGTTTGGGGATTTTTCAAACGCTCAAGTTCATATTTGGAAAGAACCTTTTCATATTGCCCCGTGGAAAAAGCCGTTGCCGCCCTAGAAACCACGTCGTAGGGATTAAGAAAGATATACCTAATCGGAATCTTATTTGAGGTAGCGGTTTCTCCATCTGCCCCATATACCTGCGTCAATTTTAGGAAGTCTTCCGCTTCGAAAGGGGCTTCGATGCGATAAATAAAAACATTGCTTGAGCGATAAAACTCAAGAAAAAACTGTGGCGCAACCCTATCTGGGATTTTGGCCTTTTTTATCCACGCGGAAAAGAAATCCCGCGACTTCTTGGTTCCACCGTCAAAGTAAATAGGCGAATTCGCCATTTCAGCCATCAAAGAAATAGCGTTTCTAAACACAGCGACATTAGCATGTGCAAGTTGGCAAAGATGAATCGCATCACGAACATCCACGCAATCCTTCGAATATCTATAAGGCAAAAGCCCCTGTCGAATACAAGCGAACCTGTCGGGGTTGCCAATTAAAGCCGCAGCGTTCACCCTTTGGCCCGTAGTTTCGCTAGTAGAGGCGTTTAAACGCGCTCCAATAGAAGCTTTGGCCGTATGCGCTAGAAGGCTAGATGAGGATGTGTAAAACGGATCGCCCGCTGTTTGTGGCTTCCATGATTCAACTTGAACATTGGGCAGGGCGGCGTTTGTTTGTTCGAATTTTTGCCAGTAAGCGGAAGACTTGTTGTAGGAGCGGGCCATTTAATAGAGATTACACGGGAAATTGAAAGTCGGGAAAGTAACTTTAAAGTGACTTTGGCAGGTCTTCATATTTCCTTACATAATCCGTTTTCTTTTTGCATTGAAGATATCCCTCTTTATAACATGTTTCTAGAACGGCGGTTTCCTTCTCCTCTTCCGTTAAGAATCTCCATTTGAAGCCATAAGCTGTTTTATGCGAAAATTTCATTGAATTCACCAAGTCGGATGGACTTGCTTTTCCGAGGCTCCTTACAGCGTCGCATATCGACCGCCATACATGGAGAACTTCTCCAGTCACTTTATCCAATTGGCAAATTGGTTTTCTGGGCTTATTCTCAGATTTAATATGGCTTAAGGATTTATTTTGACATTCCTCAGAGGTCACTCCCTTAGCTAATCTCGCCGCAAGCAACTTATCTTTCCTTTCTTGAGTCATTGGCTTGCCGTAATTCCAGTTTTTCTCTCCCCTAATCGCCGCCGCCGATTTTTCAATAGATTCCCTCTTCATCACCCTCTTTTTCCTCGCAATTGACATTTTCTTTCGCGATTCTTCTGAAAATTTATAACCAATTGTATTTGCTCCGTAAGGGCAGCGATTATAACCCACGTCAACATTCATCGCATCCAATTCTTTGATATAAAAAGCTTCTCGCTCTAAAAGAAATTCTTTCGTAACGCTTCCTAATGGATAATTTTCGATAATCTCGTATTTAAAACCATCGAAACCATATTTTCTAAAAGCATGGGTTACAACTGCCGTCCAATCTTCGTCGTAACTTTTGGAAATATGCCCGTGCATTCTCCGTTTGAAATTTATCGTTTCTCCAATATAAATCTTGCCATTGATTTTATTTGTAAATTTATAGATTCCAGCCGAAGCGGGAAATTCTCCAATAGATGGGATTTCAATTATTTCCATGTATCATAGTAAATCGTAGGTAAAGATACTATGCGAAAAATGGAGTGAATGTGGATTGAATCGTCTCTGCGGGCAAGCTGTTCATGTCCCTGTATATGGAAACTCCCCAGTTACCAAGCATTAGAGCCGTGTACGAATCGCGACGCGCCTTATTCGCGCCTCTTTGTCTCTTTAAATTAAGCGGCAAATCAAAGCTCTGTGTTCCTTGCGGTGTCGATGTCACTTCAATTAAGGCGCATTGAGTTTTTGTTGCTTCAATATTATCCTTTAAATTTTCAACGAAATCAACTGTGCTAGGGGTAAGCGTTGCGTTATCACGAAGGAATTTTAGCTCCTTCACGGGAATTGGCAGTTTGATTTGCCGCTCAAATTCATCATCAGAAGCCGCACTGGCGAACATAATCTTTTTGTGGTCAATCGCCGCCTGTAATAATTCGTTGCCTTGACGAATGAAGTTGCTAGATGGTTTTCTTTGAATACAAATTCTCTTCTCTTCTAGATTATGGAGGTTTCGGATTGATTGAATGTCTTGGTTATATTGGGTGGAGTCTTCCACGTCAACGTCAATCGTTTTGATTTCAATCTTGTCCGATTTAAAAAGCTCACTCTCATTTGACGCGCTCAAAAATTGAACGCCGCCCGCGTAATCGAAGATGATGAATTTAATATTGAAGTTTTTAAGCAGGAAGTGGAAATACTTAATGTGCTCCTTCATAGCGGTCCCAGGAAGCGCGTAAGAATGAACTAATACGCCAACGCCAGTCTCTTTGAAATACTTAATCACTTGGAAAACGAAATCGTCCGAACCATCCGACTCAGACCATGAGATATCCCCACTTAGAATATACTCCGCCCCAATTTCCCCAACGGCTTCGACGCATTGACCCTCGCCATCTAAGTAAGTACAGTCCTTCATCTTAGACATTTTAAAGTATCCAGAGCTGTCATCGCTGAACCGACTCCCGAATTCTCTTCCAAATTGCGCCTCACTCATTTGGGCTTTAGCACTCGCAATAAGTGCTTGGTCATATAGTTCTGCGGGCAAGCAGTCATACGCGATATGGAAGATAGCATACTTGGCATCGTCTTTTCTATTTTCAAAGATAGCTTTTTCATACTCATCGTACATCGTCTTTAAATACTCAAAGGAGTAAGACGCGGAGGAAAGACCAATTAATTTATTATTACCCCAGATATATTTATCTTCCTCTTTCATCTTGCCCTGAGCGATAAGAATATCTTCGGCCTCTCTGACTTTCTTTCTATCTGTAACATCCGTATTGGTGGAAAGGAACGGTCTGATCACTTCGTTGATCAATTTCGAGCTTAAAAGTAATAGCTCATCAATAACCATCACTTTAAAACGAAAACCGCGAAGCTTACTGCCATCCCCAGTCGGCAAACATACTAGTTGACTTCTACCGATACGGATAACCCATTCATCGTTTTTCAATGAGATATCTTTGTCGGTAATCATCTGCCGCAAGAACTTAGCTTTAGGGTCAAGACGTAAATCAAGAATCTTCTGCATCAAAAGGCGGGCTTGGCGGAATGAGTTTGCAATAATACCAATCTTGATTCCCTGATGCAAAGATGCATATAAGATCAAAAATATAGCGCAAATAAAACTTTTACCGCTACCACGGCTACAGATAGCTAAAAAGTAATCTACGTCGAACATCGCACGTACCATCATACTTTGGAACTCAAGAAGCTCTACTCCAGTGAGTATCTTAGACAAAAAAGTCAGGTTTTCGCGAAAGAACTTCTCAAGCCATATCTTAGCATCTTTCTCCTCCAAAAAGCCTTCGACTAATGCGAGTTCTTCGTTGATATTATCTTTTCTTCTTTTTCTTTGATTGCCAGCGGCCCACATGCTAATTATTAAGGTAAAATTGCAAATCTACATTCCAGAGTTTGTCACCTAGACATAGAATCTTGGGAATGATTAATTGGCTGCTTTCTCGCGAGCCAGAGAACACAAATTGTAGATTGTTTTTGTATTTATGCTGGAGCATTCGCATATTATGAGTGATATAAGAGATGTTTGGTTTGTGATAGGAGCTTTTGGCTAGAGCATAAACATCACCGATAGGACACTCGACTACCACCCATAGGAAACAGTCTTGAGTTTTGCAGCGAATGATTTCTCTCTCGAATCTAGCTAGATTATCTCCAACCAAAGTCCCGCACCAATCATCGAAGCTTTTTCTATCGACGAAAGTATTTTTAAAGTCCTCTCCCATTGTCGAATAGTCGCCAGTATCGAGCTTTAAACATTCGCTATTCGCGAACTTCAATGGTTTTTGCTCACGGGAATCGAAGTATATTTTCTTGCTCGAAAAATCATTGTTCCAAGTGTCGGGAAGTTTCCCCGTAAATAATGGCATTGTCTTTGCAAGAGAACAGGGCTTACTATACGAACCAAATAATCTTTTGTATTCTTTGATGGGAGGCAAATTTCCGAAAAACAACTCAACCTCGTTTGGCGCGAAAGATAGATTCTTACTTTTGATTCTATCATTAAGAATATCTAGCGAAACTCGTTTTGCCTCATTATCCTCCGCGACATTCAACCATTCAAGCATATTTTCTCGCCGCGAAAAGAAAGTAGAAAAGTATTCGTCCTTTCTTTTGAATTGAAGGGGTTCGTCTGTAAGCAAATCTTTTCTCGGGAAAAACTTGCAGTAGTAATCGGCTAAGCTCATGCTGTGAGCCTTTATGTGAGTATGCAAACCTCTTTCGTTTGAGAAATTAGCCGCGCATTCCAAGCATGAAACCACTAGATTACCTCCTCTTTAGATACGCCCATGATTCTGCACATCAATTCGTCAAGACTTTCGAGCCTTTCAGCTTCCTTAGAAATAGCGGCACGTTGAAGTTCCGCGAGTCTGAGGAGATTCTTTCGCTCTGATTCTTCTTGTGCCATCTGAACAATGCTCACAAAAGTAGTCTCATCTCTATTTTGATTCTTCAACCTATCAGACCTATCGCCCTGTAATTTCTTAATGGTATCAGATACACGCTTTTGGTTTTGCATGTATTCATCCGTTTTTGCTTTCAAAGTTTCCGCGAATTTAACAGAAAAGGTATTTTCTTCGTCTTCTCCCATGGAGTCAAATAGCCGATTCATAGAATAAATGTGGCTAGTTAGCACTTCTCCATTAACAATATCCTTACATACCGACATGTACAAATTTAACTCATCAGCAGTTAAGTCTGGCTTATCCCACGTCATTAGGATAAATTGCGCCTCAAAAAGATCCCTATCTTTCTGAACGGTATAGGCGTCACAGATGCGAACAAAGCGCATTGAGTTAAGATTGACTCTCAACTTATCCACATACTGCTTATACTTGCCCGAAATCTTTTCAGCATTTAAATCAATACCAACAGACTCATTAATCTTCTTGACCACTCTGGCAATATCACTTGGCGCATAATATTTCCCCGCATCATTCGGTGAGTCAGGCCGATAATCAGGATTCTCCTCGCGCATGAAAGCCAAAACCGTCCGCCATTCTTTAGACAAATTATTCACTTGCGGCCCAAAAATCTCTCGCGCCATGGCGACAGTCGTTTTATTTTCGGTCATGCCTTTGCGGATAAGTTCTTTATTTTCTTCCGTCAAAGAGACATCAGGGCCAGCGGGAGCGTTATGCTTGGTCTTGTAATTCAACTTGCTCGCCACCAAAAACTTGCGCACGGCGATACCTTCAATGTCGCGCCCGTCTTTTTTATCATTGCCGCAGACAACCTTAGTCAAAAGATTAACGTCTGTCACACCCTTGTTGAAGTTATCAAGGATTAGCTGCTTCTGGTTTTCGTCTAGGACGTATTCTTTTTTGCGGGGAGTAGCCATGTGTTAGGGCCAAAATTCTGCGATGTCGCTGTTTTTGATTATTTCCTTGGCCTCTTTTTGGAGGCTGTCCTTAAAGGCCGTGAGTAGTTTTTTCTGACCGTATTTGTTTTTTGTGTTTTCTTTTATGTTTAAGATTTTAATGGCTTCTTCGTCTGAGGTTCCGTCTATAAACAAGATATTGAAGGCGGCGAATCTCTTTTTACTCATACGCTTTTCCAACTCCTCAGAAACGCGGCGCATTGTTTCCTTGAAATTGATTGTGTCGTCGATTTTGTTGAAGACTTCCTGAGTGTGATTCTCAAGCTCCAAGGGCATTTTGATATGATAGCCTGCCTGTTTGTTCTCTGTCCATTTCTTGTATAAGGGGCATTCCGCGCACTGTTCACGGCTTGGGGTTTTTTCGCACCCTTCTTCGCCCATCGAAAACTTGCATTGAATGCACGGGCGGGCGTAATTTGTATAGTTATTACGCAAGAGGTTGTAAATCTGCCTGCTCATGATGCGCTGAATCCATGGGGCGAGCTTTCTTTCTTGGTCCCAAAGGTGCCACTTCTTAAAGATATGGGCGCGAAGAATTTGAGCTACATCTTCGAAATCCATCCATCGAAGAATGGTAAGAGTCCATTTACCGCGCCGCTTGGCAATTTCTTTTTCGATTGAATCGCTGCATTCTTCGTAGGTCAACATTAGAATGATAGACTGCGTGGTTTAAATTTAGACGGCCCAAAACCCGCGCCACCAAAAGAAAAGGTTTTGCCGAAACGGTCTTCTGTTTCATCCATCGCCGCGACTACGGATAAAGCAGTAATATCTGGTAGTTCTGTAATATCGCTGCCATCGGGGTCATCTTCGACAGAAGCTTTAGATGCTTTTGCTGGTTTAGTCATGGCGTCCAGCGGATGTCCGCAAGAACCACAAAACTTGGAGGTGGCGGAAGCCGAGGGCGTTCCACAGTTAGGACAGTATTTAGCCATAATTAATAATAACAAGCTAATTACACTTGTTACAATTATAACGCTATGACTTGACCAATATAGCTGATCGTTTCGTTCTTTTCGTTCAATACGGCGGAAAAACTAATATGCAAAGACACTCTATTCCCATGAGCATTGACGAACTCTACCGTTTCTTCAAACTCACAACCATCTTTAAACGCGGCCTCTAAGATTCTAGAATATCGCGCCAATTCTTCTGTTTTGATAAACTTGCGCCATGCAAAACCAATGAGTTCGTTAGTTCCACAGTCCAAGAAACGGGCAAATGTTCTATTTGCCCAAGAAATGCGCGAATGCGTATCGCAGAAGAAAAAACCAAGTTTAGAATCATTTAATAAGGCTATTTGACGACTCTCAGTGGCGATTTGGCGGTTTTCTATGCGGCGAATAGCATCTACGGGCGAACTTCCGCCATTATAACTCAACTTTTCGCGCACAAATTTGTTTAAATCATCGAGCGTGCTCTTTAATCCAAGGATTTCGCCGTCATTTCTAGATTGTGCGGCTTCGATTTTATGGGCGAGTTTAATCCAGTCGATTACTTCTTGGATGGGTTTCCACAAGATTTTCGCCGCCTTCCAAAGGAATCCCAAGAACTCCCTGTACTTAAAAATCGTCAATAAAACAGTAGAAATCCCAATAACTAGCTGAGTAATTAGGGTAATAAGTTCTTGATCCGCAACCATATTAATAAGTTACAGGAAGATTAGGAAAATTTCCTAGATTATTTATGGGTTGGGCGAGGAATTGACTCGATTCTTTCTATAATAAACTTGAGGATTTCTGATCTCAGAATATCGTCCTTGGTAAAATGAAAATGAAAAATACCCCTGTCTCTAGCCTCTTGGTCTGAAAAAGCTTTGATAAAATCGGCGAATCCAGACTTGTCTGCGGCTAAATCAATCTGCGCATTGTCTCCAGCGAAAATAATCTTGGTGTTTTTACCCGCTCTTGTGACGCATGTGATTATTTCCTTGAGTACTGCGTTCTGGCACTCGTCAAAAATTACAACTTTATTATTCCAACTCAACCCGCGAAGATAGTTAACGGGAATTGCTTGAAGCTTTCCTTTCGAGAAAAGTTCTTTCGTTGAGGAGTCGCTGAGAATTTCTTGACACTTTTCTTCCAATGGAATCTGAAAGGGGCCAAATTTTGATCCAACTTCACCAGGAAGGCTTCCCAAACTCTTAGAGCCAGATTCTTGGAGCCAGATTCTTGGATAGTGCGAACGTATAAGATATCTTTAGTCCAGTCTCTTTCGAGAAGATGAAGGGCCGCATAGATTGCCAAATAGCTCTTGCTTGTTCCAGAGCACCCAGACAAAAATACCATTTTTGTATCTTCATCTAATAGACATTTTAAAATTTCTTGTTGTTTTTCGGTAAAATTAAACTCCTTTTGTTTGAAATCAATTCTACCCCCGATGAACGATTGAGTCTCTACCTTGGCCAGCTTAGCGCGTTTTTTGAGTGGCATATACTATATTACAACCAAAAACCCAAAATAACTATAAAACTTCTAATATAAGGACTCTTGAATAACTACGACCCCACCGACACCGTTATCTGGATTAACTTCCATCGCCTGAGATGTCACCTTACCATTGATATTAATATCAAACAATCCACTCTGCGCGGCAAAATTATTATCCGCAATAAAAGAACTAAACGGAGAAAACGACAAATTCAGCGCAGCATTGTTGCCCGAATGTGTAATTATCTCCCCCACGGATTCTCCTTTGATCGAAGTTTCTCTAGTGAGATTAGTGAGTATAACCGTCGATGGAACACTCGCGCCCAATCCGTAAACAGCCTCTCGCGTGCATGAATAGTTGATGTTAATCTCCAACTTGCTTTGCGGCAGAGATGTTCCCGACCCAGAAACGCCCATTGCTAATGCATGAATTGAATCCAAATAAGCGCCAGACCCGTTTGTTGTCAGGAAATTCTGAATATTCGCGCCCGTAAAAGTTTGGCCCGTTATGCTGGATAAATCAAAGCAATCGAACCCAGCCTTCACGGTTGCAGGTTCTTGCGGCGAAATCTGCAAGCTTAAACTAGAAAGATAACATTGTTTCAAGAGGAAATTGCCAAGCCTGCACTGGTGACCCGAAACAAAATCTCCAGTCATGCCAGTAATCAGCGCCATCTGATTATTTGCGTCCAAGAAAGAATTGTCGCCAATCAATAAATACGCCTCGAAACTCAACTTCCCCTGTTGTGCTCCAGCAATGCCGTAATCATTGGATACCCGAGGAGAACCGAAAGTTTTTGACGCCTCTAACGAAACGTCCGTAGAAAAAGAAGCTGTTTTCGCCGCAAAAAAATGATTTCCCGTGTTTGGCGCGGTATTTTCGGCCAAAAGATTAAGAAAAATGGGACAATTTTGGCTTTTTATGAAACTCATGCTTGACAGAACGTATTCCTTCTGATAGATTACACAATGCCGAAAAGTTTAATCCCCAAGAAAAATTCTCCAGAATCCGATAAGGTTTATACGCCAGATTGGCTTGCAGAGGCTATAGTTAGCCACTACAAACCTCGGGATAAGTGTTTGGAGCCATGCGCTGGCGGAGGCGCATTTGTCCGTGCCATGAAAAAATATGGGGTTGCCAACGTCACAGAGTACGAATTGGATCGCGGCCAAGACTTTTTGCTCGCTCCAGAGGAGAAAAGGTTTGATTGGAGTATAAGTAATTGGCCGTGGTCTATTTTTAGAAAATTTTTACAGAAGAATCTAATTATGGCAGATAATATTGTTACTTTAACCACCATTAACCACTGCCTTTGTTTAAAGGCTCGACTACGCGATATTAAAGAGGCGGGATATTATATACAGGAAGTTCTAATGTTAGATACCCCAAAAGAGTTCCCGCAATCTGGTTTTCAACTAGGGGCCATTCATATATCAAAAAATAAAAAAGACATAAGAATTTCTTACTTAAATGAAAGATAATATACCAAACTACACTGGATATCACGTCACAAAGGACGGGATTGTCTATTCGAGATACATAAGAGGTTCTGGCGGAAAACTTTCTGATAAGTGGAATCCCATGGCCTTTTCGCACGAAAAAAATGGTAGAAAAGCCGTCAATTTAAAAGAGGATTGCTCTGGGAGATATAAAAGATTTAGGGTCTATAGATTAGTATTAATCGCTTATGTTGGCCCGTGTCCGAACGGAATGGTGGCATGTCATAACGATGGGGATGTAACAAATAATAATTTAGAAAATTTAAGATGGGATACCCAGAAGAATAATTTAAAAGATACCATAGCTCACGGAACAAAAATTAACGGAGAAAAATGTTATAATTCGCGCCTTACGGATAGCGATATCGTCGCTATTTTTAAAGATCGGTCTTCTGGACTAACTCAAGAAAAAATTGGGGAAAAGTATGGCGTCACCCAAGGAACTATTAAAGATATTTTGTTTCGAAGAGATTGGAAACATGTTGAGGTTGATTCTGAATTAATATCTCTAGCCCAATCTCAGGGAGCCAGAAGGTTGTCTAACGAACAAGTTGTAGAAATTTTCAAATTAAGATCAGAAAATATGCGTTATTGTGATTTAGTAAAAATATTTCCTTGCAGCGAAGCTGTAATCAGAAGCGTCTTGAAAAGAAAAATATACATAGATGTAAATATTCCAAAAAATTATCTTGGAGCGGTTTACCTATCCAAAGAAGCGGGTGATTGTAAATTCTCAGAATTAAAAACATGAAAGAAACTCTTCCTCTTTTAATCGCCATGGTTTACTTTATTGTTGCAATTGATCATTTCAGATCGGGCCAGTATGGCTGGACTATTACATGGCTTGCGTACTCTATAGCAAATGTTGGTTTAGTGATGGCAGCGAAAAATATATGAACAATAAATACGGCGGATTCAAAATCATCGAATCCAAAACCCTTATCATTCGCTACCAATACCGCTTCCCCAAAAGCAAACGCCGCCGCATTAGAAAAAAGTGGAAAAAGGACCAAACCAACTGGAAAACCAAACCCGATCCTCAATATTATTTTTTGAATAATCAAATCATCTGCCACCCCATCATGGCCGAAAAGTTAAGAAAACATGAATCCTCACAAATCAATCTGCCCCAAGATTCCTAATACTTGGCGTAGCGCAAGAAAATATCTAAAGTCTTTTGGCCTGACTCGGGGAGAACAGCGAAAAGTTCTTGACGCATGTGGAATTAGTGATAAATTGAAAAATGTCAAAAAAGCTTAAAAGATGCATAGAGATTGCCCGTTCTCTTAAACCAGAATTGCAGAACGGTAAAAACTTTCACGTCTCATTTCTATACGACGGCCCAAGACTTCTTTCTATTGGCTGCAACTCCTATAAACACGAACATCTTGCGCATAAATTTGGCGAATATCCTCCGACAAGAGGCGGTAAAAACTATAAACCCTCGCGACATTCAGAAGTCGAATGTCTAAATAGGCTAAAAAAGATACCAAAAAACTTTACAATGATTAATATTAGAGTGGATAATCAAGGAAACGTCGCAATGGCATCACCTTGCAAGAATTGCGCCGCCGTCCTCAAAAAGCTTTCGCCTAAAAAAATCATATTCTCAATAGATGAATACTCTTACGGAACAATCAAATAACAAATTCTCCCCCGAACAAATCCAACTAATAGAAGATTGCCGCCAAACAATCGACGAACTCAATGATCGCCAGTTGAAAGCATATAATGAAGTAGTAAAATTATTGCCGCCTTTAAGGCCCAACGAATTAACAAAGCTTTGGGATTACTGCTGGAATAATCATACGCATACAGTATCTATTGACGACAAGGGACTACAAATCGGAAGCATTTTCCCTAATGAGTAGAAAAATATCAACGACTCAAATCTCCGCTTGGGAACTCTACCGCGCCATCTGCCAAAAATATGGCAATACTCGATTCACCGACGAGATTTACCAATGGTGGGCGAATAAAAACAACACTTTGGGATATGTGACATCAGCAATCGCTAGTTTACGAGCTATGCCAGAACAAGAAGCTATCGCCGTAATGACTCACGCTTATTTTCGCTTAGAAAATAAAACAAAAATGTCATGGCTAACATGGCTCAAAAGAAACAAGATTCCAATAGCTAAAAATCCTTTCGACAAATAATGGACTTACAAAATTTTACATTATTCGCTGCTGCTGGTTCGCTCGTAGCATTCTGGCAACAAATAAAGGGCTTTCTTGTTAGAGTATTTTCTTTAGTTGTCAGATGCGATATAATTCCGCACTCAAATGTGGCCGAAGCATTCTTGCAGGAGATTTTGCCCGACACAAGATTAATCAGGTGGGGCAACAACACTTATCTATCAGAAAATCAATTCTTCCCGCGCCATAAGCTTTGGGCGAATTTGTTGTTTTGCTACTTTAAAAGTTATCCCGCGCTATACAAGAAGCGGCCAATTATTCTGGCTGAAAGCGGCGAATATGGGCTAACTGTTACCTACATAGTCGGGACTTTCCCCATGAAGGAAATTCTTGAAAAGATAAACAAAAAAGAATTCAACAAAAACATCGAAATTTACTCGGCCAAAGTGAATAACTTTTATGTTTGCGACATTTCGGGAAGCGATGAAGTTACAAACAAGTCCCAATCAAGTCAACCAACATCGTCTGGAGTGGCCGTCGAAAACACGTCGTCTAATAACCGAGGAATATTTTCGCGCACATATTCTTTAAAACAAAAGGCGGTATATTTTGGCGTTGATTATTCTAGTGTTGAGGCCGACAAACAAGAAGAAAAGAAAGAAAAAGATTATTTTTGGTCCAAAGAGGCCCTCCAATTAGACGGCGAAATAAATTTCTGGCTCTCAAACAGAACGTGGTATAGAGAACGCGGATTAAGTTGGAGACGCGGCGCATTGCTTTTTGGGCCAGCGGGAAGTGGGAAGTCTAAACTCGTAGTCAAATGTGCTGAAAAGAATGGGTTGCCAGTATTTAGGTTAAATATTTCCAATATGAGCAATTCCGAGTTTTTGAAAGCTTTTGAGCGAGAATCGGGTGATGGACACATTATTCTGATGGAAGATATCGACGGAATATTTTTTAAGCGAACTAATCTTCTTGCGGCGGGAACTCATACAAAACAATTGTTGTCATTTGATGTATTTATTAATGCTATCGGCGGAGTGAAAAGCGCATCTGGAGCATTTGTAGTATTAACCACCAATCATCCAGAAAAACTAGACGAGGCTTTAACTCGTTCTGGACGTTTGGATGCAAAAATAGAAGTCGGCCCATTATGCGAAGAAGGGCGGCGATTCATTGCCGAAAATATTTTGCGCGACTGGCCTTTAGAGATTGACAAAAGCGTTCGCGAGTGCGATAATATGGTCGCCGCAGACTTCGAGAATCACTGTATTGAATTGGCAATTAGAGAAAAGAACAAAGAAAGATGATTAATACTTACAAATCCCCAAAACTAACTCTCGCGGAAGACGAGGTTTTTACTTTTACTTCCAATTATTCTGGCTTCCATGGAGCAGGCTCCGCAGGATTTGCCTCTTTCGGCGAATTTGGAAATGTCTGGCGCAAATATAAATACGATAAAAAAGAAAACGGCTGGAAAGGCAAGTGGAATGAAAAAGGCTTAGCACAAGGTCCACAAGTAGGTACGGAAGGAAAGTCTTACGCCATTCCAACCGTTACAAAAGCTGGCGCTAAACGATCTATCCCGCTTGAAGAAATCAAAGACTACATCCAAAGATTTTATAGGTTCGCTAATTCGCGGCCAAAACTTAAATTCTTCGTTGCACAAGAAAATAAGACTGGCCTCAACGGTTATTCCGCTAGAGAGATGGCGTCTATTTATTCGGGCGATATTCCTGAGAATGTTTATTTTGATGAGGAGTTTGCGAAATTATTAAATTATGTCTAAAAAAGACTGCCAAGCCATCCACGCCATTAGAAGACTTAAAGAAAGATATTCGTTTGTTAGCGGTAAAAAATTTCTTGGCCGTATTGTAGGAAAAATCAGAGAAAATAATTCACAATTCATATTCAAACAAAGCAATCGTGTTGCCATCCATAAGGTTTTAATTGACGAAATAGAGTTCTTTGTCGTATATGATCACAAAAGAAAATCTATTGTTACTTTCCTAACCGAAGAGATGGTTAATAATATTTTAGAAAAGGAAAAACAAAATTTTATAAATTTACAAATAATATGAAAACCTACAAACTAAACCTAAATTGGAACAAAGAACGGGACGAAGCTGATATCTGGGATGGTCATTATTTATCTATTATGTATAATGGTGAAGATTTTTACAATGTTGAGCATTATGACCAACATGGTAATGAAGTGGAGGGAATCTGCGGTGCAGAAACCGTCGAGGCGGCAAAAATAAAAGCTGAAAAATGGCTTGACGAACAACTATTAAGGTTTATGGTTGAAGCATGATTGAATTACCCGAACGATTCTCCATGGGAGATAATAAGAGATTTCACATTAGGACTTGCTCAAGCGTAGATTACGACTGGCAAGTTTATACGGAAGGATTGACTTATTGCATAGGATGCGATACTGAGGAGCAAGCAAAAATAATTGCAGAATCCTTGAAACAATACTTTAATAAACAAGAAAGATTAAAAGAAACCCATTTCGGCCTATGAACAATTTAAAATTTAGAGTCTGGAGTGATTATCATAAATCTTTCGTTATCGAAGGCGGCGGATTTGGACTGCAAAGATTGTTTGAGGATTTTTCTTTTACTTTGCGGGGAAGATTTTCTCGCGGCGAAGACTATAAAATGCCAAGTAATGTTGAGGATTATGAAATTAACCAATGGACTGGCCTAGTTGATAAGAATGGTATTGACATTTACCAAGGCGATTACTTAAGCTTTACAATACCCAAAATAACTCACGGCCCAGAGGCAGAGCATATTACTAACGCCGAAGTTTGGTATGATGTGGAGACTGCATCTTGGCAATTCGGCAAATTCGTCAACAAAAATTGTTCGCCGCCCCATGAATGGAGTTACGATTTATCTTGGCCGCTGGACAAAAAAAGCATTCTCGTTACGGGAAACATTTATCAAAATCAGCTTGACAATTTAAAACTTTAACCTATAATACAAACCACATATGCACTACGACATCCCATCTGAATCCACCGTCACCCTAATTCAATCCACACTCGAAGAGTTCCATCCAGAACTTGCCGAAGCTCAAGTAACTGTTGACGCTATTATGGCTTATAACGACAAAGGATTTCCAGTCAAAGAAGGCGGTTATCCCGCTCTAGCCTGCACAAAGATCAATTCTCTAGTCAATCGTATCAAAGGGTTTAAAGACGCAAGTATTACTATCGACGGGTCTGCGTTCGAATCCATGGGCGAGGCAGAACAGAAAGCTCTAATCGACCGCCAACTTTATTGTCTCACCGTCGTTCGGGACAAGGAGCAAAATATTAAAACCGATGATGCGGGCCGAAGTAAGTTGCGCCTCAAGAAGTGCGACTATCGGTTGAGTTGGTTCCGCGAAATTGCCGTTAGACACGGTGAGAATAGCCCAGAAGTCTATCAGGCCAAGCTTCTTTGGAATAATGACGGCAAAACATTTTTTCCACAGGTTTAATGACTCAGAAAATCTTATTGCCATCCAAATAGAAAGAATTATCAATGGACAAATCAAATGAATACGGTAGTGTTGGTTGGATGCAGTCTATACAACAAAATAAAACCCCCGAAGAAAAATCTGAACGGGCAAAAGAAATACAATTATTTCTAGAAGCTTGGGCCGACTTTCTAAACAAGCTTCCTAAAAATCTAGCGGAAGAATCTGCTCGAAGAATGGGTGGTTTAGTAGAGTTCCGCGCTAAAGAATTGATTGGTTTAAAGTCTTAAAATATGGACAAATCAAATATCCTTAAAATACACACCAAAACCCGCAAAGAAAACAACAAACTGGTAAAATACTTTATCACCAATGATTCTTTTGAAGATGACTACGGTTCATACAGAGGAGATTACCATGCTTGGCGGCAAGAACCAAAGGGCGAGCCAGTATGTTTAAATCCACAGTGTTATTATTTTTCTTTAAATGATGCTCTTAGATGTATCACTTTTGGAAATTGGGTAAATTGTAAGACTTGCGGCCATAGACATTTTGTAGAGGAGAAAAAATGATTAATCTACTAAAACGCTGCGCCGTTACAGCCATTAAGTTGCCATTTTCTGTTGCTTGGGATATCGCCAGTCTCGGTAATATGGGAGAGGGAGCTTCAACCAGTAAAGTTTTGGCCGAACATGAGGCTCAAAAATCTCTAGACAGCGTGGGAGAAATAGCAACCGAGTTAGGAAAAATAGCAAAAATACTTCGCGATTCTCAATAATGATAAAACAAATAAAAAACTTCTTTTTCCTTCGCGCCCAAAAGAAAAGACAAAAGTTGGGCGGCAGGTGGGAATGTTATAATATAGACTATCCGCTCTATGGGACATCATGGTTTCAACATAATTCCGAAACAAGAGGCCGTCCCCATCCGTTATGTCGGGGAACACCGTTGGTGGAGATTTACAACCCGAAAATCAATGATTAAAATCCGCCGTCCATTCGAAAAATTCCCATCATGGCTTGTTTACCCTTGGACAAGGCAAAATGGCCAATTCCCTTATATCATTAGAGTGTATAGGCTCTTGTTTGCGCCGTTGATTTTTGTGTTGACTTTGTGTTTGTGTGTTGTATTAATACTGGCAACATTCAGACGGCCAACAGAATTGTGGCAAGAAATATTTTAACAACTTGACGTCCTCCCCTACCTAAAGGAAGGAGTTTCCTTTTCGTCATTCTAATGAACTTGCCAAATAAAGCTGGAACTTGGCAAATCTCATACGAAGAATACGACAAATATTCCGAAACGACAGAATCTTTGACCGTCGAACTTGAAGTTTACCCGTTGGAGCCTTGTGGAAACATTTTGTGTTTTTGGGCGGCTGATTTGGGAATTTTTCTTGACACATCGGATTTCTGGGATACTGATGAGTGGTTAGGGCATATACCAGTAGAGCTATTAAGACTTCCCAACGCAAAATACACGTTTCTACACCCATAAATAATGAATACTCTTCTTCAAAAACTGCAATCCGCCAAGATTAGATATTTTGCCGATCCAATTAATTACGGCGGTCAATACTTCGAGAATCGGTTTTATCTTTTGTTAAAGAGTGAATATAATTTTTTTAAACCTTATATTCGAGCTAAAAGAGAGGACAAAAATAAAAAACTAATCGAAGAGCTTGATGCTATTAATGATCCAATTTTGCGACAGAAGATTTTTCTATGGGACGGTGCATATTCGGTCATTGTCCCCGATAAGATTATCAATAATAAAAAAAGTCTCAATAAATTTTTCCGCGCCCAAGACAAAATCATTGGCCCAGAGGTAGAATACTCTACGGGAAAATACTTATATTTAGAAGGCGACGAGACTCAGAGACTAGATATTTTCGGAGATAAAATAGAAACCGCTAACTTTAAATTTTTCGCCCGAAATATAAAATGGATTGGGGGGTCAAAATTTTTTGTTAGATATATTAGTTGTGAGTCTGAAAAGCAAGGGTATTACGAAAATATCTCTATTTACGACAAAAAAGCACGAGCCTCTATTTTGGCTGATTTTGAGGAAAACGGCTATGATTCGGACGTAGCGAATCTTTTTGAGGATGAAGAATTAAATTACGCTGGCGGATTAGTTTTTGTTCAAGATTTGGACGATAATGAAGAAATAATAGATAAGATTCGGGATTGGCATTCAGACTATATGGAGGATTGTGTTGAGGGCGATCCCTGTATTTATGATGAAAAGAATCAATTTTCGGCAGTCAAGTATAGCGATCCTATACGCTTGGTTATGAACCAAAATGAATAATCTATCTCGATATCTTTCCGCCGAAGAAAATAGACTCGCCCGCTTGAAAATCTTCTGTGATGCCGCGCAAATAAATTTTCCCGCCGCAAAAGAAGAAATCGCAAAAGTCTGCAATGACATCCAATCAGAAGACTTTTGCCTTTCGCCGCAAGAGATTCAAGATAGATACATCTATTGCAAAAACCATGATATTAATTGCTCGCTAGGAGAGCCTTATTTTTGGGAGCTTGTTGGGTTTATTAATAAATATTAATTATGTTTGAATCTATTTTTGGCGGCGATTTAAATGGCCAATGTATATATGACGTTGATAACTGGGACGACGATTTTCCTCGCGGCGGAAATAAAAGAAGTTCTGGATTTGACGGCGCGAAATTGATAGCTCGTTTTGGTAAAGAAACGGGTAAGGCTATGATGTATGATATTTTTGGTATCAATAAACAGACTGGCGAACTAGAACTCGTTACGCAAGAATGGCTTCCTAAACAGTGGGTTAGAAATGCTCCGCCGCCGAAGACCTGGCCCGAAAGAATGCAGGATTTTGTTGTTGTGAGTGTGCCGTCTTGGCTGTATAATAAGAAGTCTTGGCCCAAGACGCACGATATGCAAATGATCCATTTAATTTTTCATCCTCAGAACCAAATATAAACACGACATCGCGACACACTTTTTGTCGCCATAATTACTAAATCACGCGCAAAGAAAGCCCCTCCCTTTAGGTAGGGGATGAATTTGCGGTCAAACAAAAATAATTAAAAAGTTTTTGGTTGTTTTTTAACAATTAGTGTAATATATCATGAGTGCAACACCGAGCATACAAATATCGAATTTATCCGACGCCAGCGCAAGAAAACGTCTTGCGTCAGACGATTGGGTGTGCGAGGTTCATCTACAATTGGGCGCTCGCAGCAAGAAGGGAGGCGTGGGTGCAAGATAAGAAAAACATGACCTACGCTAAATCTTGCAAAGCGTTGACAGATTTGAAAGATTCGCCAGAGCAGGCTTGGCTTAACGACGTGTCAAGCGTTTGTTTGCAGCAAAGCCTTAATAATTTGGACGTTGCATTCGGTAATTTCTTTAAAAAACGCACTGCCTATCCTAGCTTTAAAACTCGCAAAAATGGCGGCTCTGCGCGGTTTATGGATAACGCTTTTCGCCTGAAAGACGATAACCTTTTCCTTGCGAAGATCAAAACGCCTATTAAAGTTCAATGGTCTCGCCCGCTCTCGGGAGAGCCAAACTCCGTCACCGTTTCGCAAAATGCTAGAGGTCAATGGTTTGTGTCATTCCTCTGCGAAGAGGAAATTGCTAAACTTCCGCCTTCCGACAAGAAAATCGGCATCGACGTTGGCATTGAACATTTCGCTACGCTGAGCGATGGCCGAAAGTTTTCGCAGCCTAAGCGAATCCGCCGATTGAGAAAGAAGCTCGCCCGCCTACAACGCTTGCATTCTCGTAAAGCTAAAGGCTCTAAAAACCGCGAACGCGCTCGCAAGAAAGTTGCCCGTGTTCACCAGCACATCGCAGACGTGCGCAAAGATTTCCTCCACAAACTGTCAACTCAACTCGTTCGCGAAAACCAAGCGATTGCGTTGGAAGACTTGGCAGTGTCAAACATGGTCAAGAACCGCAAGCTCTCTCGCGTTATCAGCGAGCAGGGCTGGCGCGACTTTCGCGCCATGTTAGAATACAAATGCGAATGGTATGGTCGCGAGCTACACGTTGTAGATCGGTTTTACCCAAGCAGCAAGACGTGTTCGTGTTGTGGAGCGAAAACAACGTTGACGTTGAAAGATCGTATTTGGAGTTGCGCCTGTGGCGCTACGCATGATCGCGACGTTAACGCTGCGAAAAACATTTTGGCCGCTGGACAAGCGGTTTCAGCGTGTGGAGTCGATGGAAGACCTACGAAGAACTACGTTCTTCGCGGCAATCGGCAGCGAAGCACGAAAACCAAGTCGCGAGGCTTGGAATCCCCGCCTCTTTAGGGCGGGGAGGATGTCAATATAAACACATGAAATACTACCTAGACACCGAATTCATCGAATATCCTTGCACGATTGACCTTATATCAATAGGCATAGTCTCAGAAGATAATCGCCGCCTGTATTTAATCTCCAACGAGTTCGACGAATCGAAAGCCTCAGATTGGGTAAAAACCAATGTAATCGCTAAACTAGGAAGCGGCGAAAGATATTCTCGGGCCGAAATAAAAGATAAAATTCTAGAATTTGTTGGAACAGATAAACCTGAATTTTGGGGATATTATTGTGATTATGATTGGGTCGTGTTTTGTTGGCTCATGGGAACGATGATGGATTTGCCGAAGGGTTGGCCGATGTATTGTAATGATTTGAAGCAACTATGTGTGTCATATGGCAATCCTAAACTGCCGAAACAGGTTAAGGGTGAACATAACGCTTTGGATGATGCATTATGGGTCAAGGATACGTATTATAGGCTAACCTATGCCTCTGAGTTCTTAAAATCAAGGGAAGGGAAGGTTGTGCTGCTTTAGAATTGCGACATCTGGCGCGATTCTCAAATGTGAGAAAGTTTTTGGCCGTAAATAAACTACCGAGTTTGAGTATTGTGATTGTCTTTTTATCCGATATGTTGTCGGGAAGGTTTTAAACTATTAACCGTCGCGGATTTTTTTAGAATTTAATAGGCAAATACGCGGAGTAAGTCTCAAAGTTTTCTGAAAAAGGCATAGGTTATTCCATAGGGGAGAGTATGCAAGAATACAGACGAGGGACTAATCTTTGGATAAAGGTTTTGGATTATTAACCTTACTTAATTAAATAGACTACCCCCCACGTCATTTTCAAAAATCGACTTAGGCATTCTTTTCAAACAATGGTAGGCATCATTCCTATGGTGTTCTCCCTACTACTGTCCCTCGCGCCCTCGTAGGGCGCTCACCTAGGCGCGAACGCCTCCCGCCCCTAGGTAGCTTGGCATAGGTATCTATCCTATGGCAAGCAAAGCATGCTTAGAACAGCATAGACGACTAGACTAGTCAATAGGAGTAAATAGCCATGCGAGTACCAAGCTCGCGCTCTAGGTAGAATTCGCATTCGTTCTTATGCTTGATAAACTCGTCGTAGGTATCGCACTTAAAGGTATGGGCTAGGTGCCATTCTCCAAACCAGTGAAACCGATTAACTCGATTACCTACTAGAAAGCCGTTGAATGGAATGCCGCGCTTGAAAGATGCTTTAACCTGAGTGATTGAGAGCTTTTTCATGGCAGCCTAGCCTTTCTCTTGGGGGTGTTAGCTCCGAGAATGAACGCCACGCAAGCGCGGCGCGTAGTGGGGAAGGCGTAGAGCTGACGCCATGTAAGAAGTAGGGGATGGTATGGGAGGCGCATAGTAGGGGAAAAATGAGCCCGATAGATGTCTAGTCTATAGAGGGCAAGGGTTAACGATTAGCGTAGGCAAGCATGCCAGCACATAACGCGAGAATGACGATTAGTAGTTCCATGGATGGGGGCACAAGGGTTAATCGTTGTAACCCATTCCCATACTGGCGAGCGTGTCAGTCACGTCACGGCGCGAACGCATGGAAGGCAAGCGGAAGGAATGTTCGCGCATGGAGTCGGTACGCTTGGCGTACGCATGCTCGCGAAGGTCGCTTTCCTCGTCGCTTTCCTCGTCGCTTTCGTCATCATGCACGTTGCACTCGCTGCCATAGGCTGAAAGACGTGCATCATGCTCGCGAACGCGAGACATAGAGGGCATACGGAACCCGTTTGGAGGCGTGGAAATGACGCAGCGTTCATCCGCTCCGATAGAGTCGGGTGGAATGATGGTTGTACGTGCGGAGAATTCGAGGCGTTCGGACTGACTGAGGTTTGAGGCGTAGTCGTTCATATGGGTATCTAGTTAGTTTGTTAGGTGGGTGCTTATGCACTCCATTGCTCGCCCCTCGCAAGAGGGGCGAGCTAGGAAAGCATTAACGAGCATTATAATCTACATATGCCTTTCTGCCCTTCTCGATTGTCTCGCTAAGATCATCAGAAAGGAGCAGCGTACGTGCCTCCCGCTTCTTTTGATCTGCGCTCCCATCGGGCGAATTAGCCTCAATAGAGGAGTTGTGAGTGTAAAACTCAGTAACAGCGTTATACACGTCTGCTGCGGTCTGGCCATAGCACCCCTTACCCTTCCAAAACAGCGGAAGTAAGCTATTGTTAACCAGATTGAAGGAGCGAGTAGAAAGCTTGTTCTTACCAAGCAGGAAAGCGAAAAAGCTTTGTGCCTGAGAGAACGTTAGCGGAATACCCGCCATAGTAAGGTACTCGTTAGCACTGCCCTTGTGGGCAGTAAGTGCCTCTGCGAGCGTATCGGGGAAACGTGCAATAAACTCGCTGAGAGCTTTAGGAGTATGCTTGCACCCCGCGCCCCCTTCCATAAGGTTAGCCGTGGCTGTGTTATAGCACACAGTGCGAATTTCCGAGATGTTAGCGAATACAGGCCATGAACCATCAACGCTGTTAAGCAGATTGATATATGAGTTAATCTTGTGGCCGTAGGCATCTTCGAAATCAGCTTCGGGGAGACGACGGGAAAGCGTCATGCGCGACCCATCATAAAGAGTCGTAACGAAGGACAGGGAATTATCCATCCCAGCCGCCTTAAAACATTCGCCAGCAAAATCAAGAAAAGCACCAGAATCGAAAAGCTGATACGAATCAGGATCAAAAGGCTTTCCAAGAAAGTGAAGTTTCCCCGCCTCCAAAGGATGCAGGATGCAGGGGACGAAAAGGGGAGTTTCATACTCGTTATCATCAACGATAATCTTCGCCGCTCCCTTCTTGATTTCCATCTTGCGGAGATTGCAGGATTCAGTATTCAATCCCTCTTTTTCGGTTTCAAGGCCATGCCAGGAAACAGGTTCGGATGCGTCGCGTTCCACGGTGCCGAGTGCCAGATCAATTTCGCCGATTTTGTGAGCCATAATATTGTATTGTTTTGTTTAGGTTTACTTTTCGCGTCCTAAGTTTGGATGGACGTTCAAATTATCAATACCTGTTTGAATGGAGTCTTTCATAGTTCAGATTGAACGTTCTAAGCGGAATTGCCAGAACGCTCAATAAAAGCATGATCCTAATCAGTCACCTATCCAAGGGCGGGGAGGGGGCGAATCGTCCACAAGCTGATATTCTCAAAGCTTGCTCTATTAGACCATCTAACAGACTCCTAACGCTAGAAGGGGGTATCTTGTCGCTTGCGTCCTTCGCTCGCTCCCTCCTGACAACGTGAGATTAAGTGATCTAATAAACAAAACAAGTTCTTTTTTCATTCCGCGCAAAAATAATTCAGTTTTCCCCTCCCTATATAAGAGAGCATGTACCTAGTGTTCATGTGAACATCTCAAAAATGCGAAACTCTCCAAATGGTTTCTATGGGTGACCATAGCGTACAAGGTTATCGGCCCCTAAAACACCCCTTAAAACGCAATTTAGAGGCTAGTAACTTTGACTATGGGGAATATCCTATAGACCACTGTTCGGTTGAACGCCTTATGGTAGCAAATAAATGAATCAGTCTTTTTCTTTCGGCCCAAAGTATATCCTACATCATATCCCTATACTAGCCTAGGTGAATTTCGGGTGTTGACAACTATGATAATCTCGCTTTATTGTACATGGACGCTTTGTTTCCCGCCATCCGATTCTGACCTAGGGACAACTCTTATACCAAGATTAAGATTCTTGATTAGGGCGAAAAATTATGCGCCGCCTAAAAATAGACTGTAAGTGTTTCTCCTATACACCACCTAAGAGTTCTCCGTAATAATTCTGCTTAATAATACTAAGACTCCAACCTAAGAGCGCCACTTAAGATGCCTAGGCAATTCACGTAGATAATCCGCCTAGTCGTCGTAGGTTGTTGACCTAGAATGTTTTACGCCGCTAGACCGATCAGTCTAGTAACAAATGAATTAGATTATTTGCTTATTTGCGGGCTAGGGTATTTGCCGCGATTAAAAATTGATTTGTTTTTTATTTGGCCGCGCACAAAAAAAAACGGCGATCAAATTAATGACCGCCGCGTTTGTTTCTATTTGGTTTGTTATTTAGCAATTGATTTCTTTAATTTCTGGAAACCCCATTGCGGAAGCAGTAAGAGCGGCTGAACGGTGACTTTTGAAACGATAGGCATGCTGAATTTGTCCCATTTCGGGCGATGGCGTACTGTCCTTTTTAATGCTGCCATCACCTAGGCGGTGGTAACCCTTTGGTGCCACTACGGCAGAAACAGAAGATTGAGCGCCACGAGACAAGATGATGAATGAAGTTTTTTTGTTCATGTATCTATTATATACCAGATTATTTACCAGCGCAAGCTCTATTGTATAAATTATCCAATGCTTCTTGTCTTGTCGCGCCGAAAGATTTTTCGCCTATTTGGTTGAAGCCGTCGAAATACCATGCCGCGAATTGATTGTTTTCCCATTTGGAAAGAATACGGGGCGGAAGGCTGGATAAGAAAGTTTTCATGCAATCAATATACTTTATTTATCCCATCCTGCAAATGCTTTTCTTCCGAATGAAGCAATAATCGCGCCTTGCTGTTTTATGGTAATTATAACGCCAGTTCTTTCAATCTCAAAAGGCGAAAACTCATTCCAATTGCTTTCGGGATAGTCGGAGCGCAAAATATTAATGATTTGTTTCTTTTCTTGGGGAGTGGCAAGGTTAATCATATTATTTGTATGTCCAGAATAACCAAGGGATTCCCATTGTTTTTGGGCGTCAATTGCTTGATCTTCCGTATTCCAATCATTACGACCATAATAGACAAGTGTTCCCTTGTCGAATCCCTGCCCGTCACAGTAGAAAAACGTTTTCCAGAATCCACCGTGATAACTTCGAGTTGAGTATTTGAATTCTCTGTTCATGGGTCTAATATAAACCAGATTATTCTATGATGCAAGAAATATTTGCGGCCAATTGTTTTTAGCGCAAAGTCTTTACGGCACTCCACGCGCAACAATCAAGGCAATTTTCGGCCAAAATGTTTCCACGAACGCGATTTTTCTGCGGAGCTTTCCATCCTGCCGCATAATAGATGTTTCCCGTAGCCATTTCAATGAAACCATACGCGCTGGCGTCTGGTGATTTGCGCACAATTCGAGCATATTTGGTTGAAGGCATGATTTCAATCTTTGGGGCGTTTTGATTGAAACCCATTTGGGCATACAATTTCTGGCAATGTGTTTCGGGTTTTGCGCGGAAAGTTTCGAGTTGTTCAGGAGTAATCATGTGATTAGTCTAGTATATTATGGGGAAAGAGTCAAGCTTATTGTGCGCCGAAAATGTTTTCTCAAATATGAGAATCCGCGCATTTCAGTTTTGCGCGTTAATCGCCAAGGTGCCAATAATTTTTTGTGCAAAGAGGCTCCAATCCTGCAACGTCGTAATATAAAATAAATCCCCGATTTTTTCCGCATCTTCAAGGGCGGGGGAAATATCTTTAAATTCGCCAATGTAAATCAATTCATAACCATTAAAACCGTAGTATTTTTTCATGTCTTTATTATACTCGTTTATTTCCCTAATGCAAGGATTGTTTTTGCCCTTTCAATATTTTCTCTCGCCACCTGCTCACACTGGTGATAAAACACCATGATCCCATTGGCGATTTCATGCTCGGGGAAACCATTTTGCAAACCCTTGATCGCCATATCTTCCAGCATTGTTTCAGCTTTAGGATGTACGAACATTTTAGATTGAAGATAATAGATTTGTTCCATGGATAGAATATAATGCTTTTATCTCGGCGGCGCAAGTGATTAAATCAAATATTTTGCGGCCAAATGTTTTCTCAAATTTGAGAATCCCGCTGTTTTCGCGACAAAAAATCGAATCGTTTAAAATTGTCGCGAGTATCGGGACAGCGGCCAAAATTACGACGCGCCAAAACGAGAATAAACGCTATTTATTGAATTGTCTAGTTATCCGATAGACAATACTATTTACTAATAAATCATTCCATCGTGAAAAAATGCTTTGCTTTGTTGCTTCCCCAAGAAAGGGGGGAATAGTTTTCATCCCTTCCGCCGATATTCCAGCCGATAAGAAACGTCCCGTCATTAAGGCCAGAATCGACAACCTTGTAGCCCGTATTCTTCCAATAGACAGTTTCGCCGCTCAGGACTGCCGATTCAACGTCTTTTTCGGTGGTGAAAAATTTCATGATTTAAATATAACTTATTTATTTGGGCGGGTCAAGCTTTATTTGTTATTTATTCTTCCACATAGACAGTTGAGTAATTTCTTACGGCCTTTTTCGTAGCGCGAGTGATAAAACAATCTTGTCGGCGCTGAAACTTTGATTCGATAAAGGTATCGCGAGAAACTTTTTTACCGTCGATGAAATAATGATGGCCGCTATTTGTGACGCTGTGAAGAAGTTGGAGGGTTTTCATACAGCAATATAGTGGTTTTTATTTCCGCCGCAAGGTTTATTTTGTTTATTTATCAGAGAAGGCGTTTCTTAGGTGTAACTCTTTATGAAAGAGAGCATAAAATAATGATTTCCAAAGAAAAGCTAGAAAACTATTTTAATCAGGGATTAACGAAACAACAAATTGCAGACCTTGAAAACGTTGTAGTTGTCACCGTAAGAAAATGGATACAGAAATATAAACTAGGAAATGCTAGGCGCTCTGTCAAGAACTGCGTTGTTTGTGATAAGGAACTATGTGGTAGCCAGACAAAATTCTGCTCTAAAGCTTGTTGTTGTCGAGTTGGCAATCTAAAACATCAGACATATTCTGAGCAGCAAAAGCGCGGCGTCAAAAGGAAACTTGATCTAATTTCTTTACGCGGTTCAAAATGTGAAATTTGTGGTTATTCTAAAAATCTTGCAGCCCTTCAATTTCACCACCTAGACCCTAATGGAAAAGATTCTAATATGGATATGCGAAAACTGTCTAATTCAAAATGGGAATGGTGTCTTGCAGAGATTGAAAAATGCCAGCTTTTATGCGCAAACTGTCACGCAGAAACTCACTTTGGGCATTTAGAGCTTGATCTTTTGAATAAATCCTTAGTAGTTGGTGTCGGTACTGCCCCGAATGGTGCTTAAACACGCCAGGCCTTATGAAGACCACGCAAATCCTTGTCTGCCACCACCAACCTTTTAGGGTTTACTAAAATTTGTTTATTTACTGGTACGCCGTAAAAGATTTGAACTTTTTCCAAGGGTGTAGAAAACCCGTATGCTATCCCTTACACTAACGGCGCATTTTGAAATTGGTCCCCATGGTGAGAATTGCACTCACGATGTTTTCCACTAGGGTACGAGTTTTTAAGACTCGTGCGGCTCGACTACTACGCCACATGGGGATTTGAAAATTGTTTTATTCTTTATCCCGTAAGGGATGCCCTGCGGCGAGCACTACTGCCGAAAGTAGCAAATCATAGACCGCGACGAATCAGGATAACGTGCGACTACTCGCTGAGCTTCAGATTCTGTTAAGTTCTTTTCGAGAATTGTGCGGCGGTTGGATTTGCGGCCAATTTTGACGACTTTGTATTTTGCTTCGTTCATGTGATTAATATACAACAGATTGTCGTGAGAGTCAACTACTTGTTATCAATAGCCGCAAAAAGTTTTGCGCGTTGTTTTAATTCGTTTAGTTTTTCGTCCCCTTGATACAGGATTTCTTCAATCGTGCAATGGAGTGCGGCGCAAACTTGATGGATTGTGCCACCTTGCCAGCCAAGGAGGTGCATTAGTTCAAGGGTGGGATTTGTTTGCATGAGATATATTAGAGTATATTTGAGAGATTGTCAAGTATTATCGGAGAATTACTTGCATTTTGCAAGTGTTTGAGATTATTTGGGAGATTTAGAAGTCAAGTAGATCATTACCAAATGTTATCAACTCCCCTCAAAAAGTAATCTCCTTATATTCTCCTACTAGTAATATATTACCCTAGTGTTTATCTTATATCACAAGTCGTATTATCCTCTTCGTTTCCTGATACTACTTTCTCCCATTGAATACCCTTAAGCGCAAGGGGAATCAAGGCATCATCATCAACTACGTCGCGCCTAATTGCGCGTTCTAGATTGTTGTAATCCAATGGTTTATCTTCTGCGCTGGAAATTTTAAATTGCATATTTTGGGCGCTCCAATTTCCAAAGTACTCATAGAATCCTCTCGTTATGGCACGCTGTATTTCTGCCACACTAGCGAGGTGGTCTAATTCGTCTGGCGCTTCAATCTCAAGAATCAGTTTGTGTTTCATATTCTTAATATACCACTAAAGTTTCTACCCGTCAAGCTCTTTTTATTTTCCGCCGAAAGTTATTTTGTTTCTTTATTTTCCGCCGAAAGGTTTTGTTTTAGGCGTTTGACATGGCGGGCTAATCTCCTTTTCTTACTCGCTCCATCCTCAATTCGTGACCATAGCAGTTTTCAGGACGTGGCAACCCCTTAACCACAAAAACTTTGCGGCCAAATTCATTTGTTTTTTCAATTCCCATATCAAGAGAAGTTAATTCAACTTGTTCTCTGGCATAGGCTTTTGCAGTATCATAATCAGAAAAGGATTTCATATTTTTATTATGGGTGATATTCGGCCCCTAGTCCAGCGAATTCTTCACTCATGGCCGAATAATAGCCAGCTTGCCAACTTTCCCACGATTGAGAATTCATTTCATAAGGATTATTTTTGTTTTCCTTATAGGCTAGATGGCCCTCTTCAAATTCAGATAGAATATTCATTCTTTTATTATCGGTTAAAATTTAACAGGCGCAACCCATTTGTCAGGATTATCTTTATAATGTTTGCGATTATAGGCGTTTGCCGCTACTTGCGCCTCGCGTTTTCGCGTCATAATACGCCAAGTTTCAACGGGGCAAATCTCAATCACTTTTCCCTGAATGCGCGAAAATATTCTCAGTTCGTAAAAGTATTTTGGTGAGCGATAGGGTTTCATATCTTTATTATACTTTAATTATTCTGCCGCGTCAAATTGTTTTTCTTTTACGGAGATAGAAATATCAAGAAAATTCTTAACATCACAATCCCTAAGAAACCCCTTAATAGCCCGCCTAATTTCATTTGCGCTTAGGGGGCCGAAATTTCCTGGTTTAATTTTGACTATAAATTGCTGCTCTTCCATACAATCAATATACTAGCTTACCCTCAACAAGTCAATCCCTATTTACAAGACTCAACAAATCGCTTTGAATCAGCAATCCCCAGAGTATGACAATCGGGGGAATTATAGTAAGTATGATAACCCAGATCGGCCAATTTCTTAAGCAAGGGGCCATTCCCCTTCATTTCCTCCC